TCCGTGGCGGCGAAGTACAACACACAGGTGTGGTCCCCTTCCTCAAAAAATTTGAGAGCACTGTCAGATGCTGTACTCAGAACGGCATCAGAGGTGGATCAGCGACTGTCCACTTTCCTATCTGGCACCAAGAAATCAGAGACATCCTCGTCCTCAAAAACAACAAAGGAACCGAAGACAACAGAGTCAGAAAACTTGACTACTCCATCCAGTTAAGTAAACTATTTTATGAACGTTTTATCCAAAATAAGGAAATCTCCTTATTTTCTCCCCATAGTTGTCCTGGGTTGTATGAGAGTTTTGGGACCCCTAATTTTGATGAGTTATATTGTCGTTATGAAGATGATGAATCAATCCCCAGAGACACAATTGGAGCTCAAGAACTCATCCTTGACCTCCTTAAGGAGCGAGCAGAGACAGGTAGAATTTATATAATGAATATTGACCATTGTAATACTCATTCTTCCTTTAAAGACAAGGTTGAGATGAGTAACTTGTGTCAAGAAATAACTTTACCTACTCTTCCTATCCAGCATATTGATGATCATTTGGGTGAGATAGCACTTTGCATTCTATCAGCAGTTAATGTAGGTACAATTAGAAGTGATGAAGAGTTAGAAGAACTTTGTGATCTATCTGTCCGTGGGTTAGAAGAATTAATAGACTATCAACAGTATCCTGTCTTAGCAGCAGAGATGGCTACAAAGGCACGTAGATCGCTTGGAGTAGGGTTCATTGGACTCGCACATTATCTTGCTAAGTTAGGGTTTAATTATGATTCACAGGAGGCGTGGGATGCTGTACATGGACTTGCTGAATCATTCCAGTATTTCTTATTAAAGTCTTCTAATCAAATAGCACAAGAGAAAGGTCATTGTGAGAACTTTGGACGTACCAAATATGCCGATGGGATACTACCAATTGATACATATAAGAAGGACGTAGACGAGATTTGTTCTCAACCTTTGCAACATGATTGGGATAGTTTACGGAATGATATCAACACCCACGGTCTTAGGCACTCAACATTGTCCGCACAGATGCCTTCGGAGAGCAGTTCCGTTGTGTCAAATGCAACAAACGGAATCGAACCACCTAGAGACTACCTGTCCATTAAGAAATCAAAGAAAGGACCTCTTAAGCAAGTGGTTCCTCAGTACAATACCTTAAAAAATAACTATACTTTATTATGGGATATGCCTGATAATACTGGGTATATTAATATTGTAGCGGTGATGCAGAAATATTTTGATCAAGCAATAAGTGGTAACTGGAGTTATAATCCAGAACACTATCCGGACAATGAAGTTCCTGTTAGTGTGATGGCTCAAGACCTACTTAATACCTATAAGTATGGTTGGAAGACATCTTATTATCAAAATACTCATGACCAAAAGAGTGATGAGATGGAACCTGCACATCCTATGGGATGGAAGGATGATGTACCAGAGGATAAAGTTTCTACCTTAATGGCAGAACTAGAAAATGCTGATGAATCGGAGTGTGAATCCTGTGCCATCTAATATCCAAGGAATGACAGTATTTAATACTGAGCAGGTTGATACTAAAAAGCAACCTATGTTTTTCGGTGCTCCTCTGGGTGTGCAACGTTATGATTCTTATAAGTATCCTACGTTTGATAGGTTAACTACTCAACAGTTAGGATATTTTTGGAGACCTGAAGAGGTATCTCTACAAAAAGACAGGGCAGATTTTCATCAGTTACGTCCTGAACAGAAACATATCTATACTTCTAATCTTAAGTATCAGATTATGTTGGATAGTGTTCAGGGTAGAGCACCTGGTATGGCATTCATACCTTATTGTTCATTACCTGAACTAGAAGCATGTATGGAAGTGTGGGGTTTTATGGAGATGATCCATAGTAGATCCTATACTTATATTATTAAGAACGTTTATTCAGATCCTTCTGAAGTATTTGATACTATCATTAAGGATGAGCGTATTTTAGAACGTGCTAAGAGTGTTACAGGTGCTTATGATGACTTCATTAATTATGCTAATGAGTATGGTCAGAGTAATACTTGGAAACCTGACATGAAGGATCATCCTAACTCAGAATGGACACGCAAAGATTTAAAACGTCATCTTTATAGGGCTATTGCTAATGTTAACATTCTTGAAGGTATTCGCTTTTATGTCTCTTTCGCTTGCTCCTTTGCATTTGGTGAGCTTAAGCTTATGGAAGGGTCAGCAAAAATTATCTCCCTTATCGCTAGAGATGAGAACCAACACCTTGTTCTTACCCAAACAATCCTCAAGTATTGGAGAGAAGGTGACGATCCAGAAATGAAACAGATCATGGAGGAAGAAGAGGAATGGACCTATAAGCAGTTTGATTTGTGTGTGAATGAAGAGAAAAAGTGGGCAGAGTACCTCTTTAAGGACGGTAGTATGATAGGATTGAACGACAAACTATTGTTTCAATATGTTGAGTGGATTGCCAATCGACGTATGAAGATGATAGGATTGAAGCCCGTTTATGACATTGCCGCTAGGAACAACCCACTTCCTTGGACGCAACACTGGATTTCTTCTAAAGGACTTCAGGTAGCACCACAAGAGACAGAGGTTGAATCCTATGTTGTTGGTGGCATTAAACAAGACGTTAAGAAGGACACCTTCGCAGGATTCTCTTTATGACAAAACCTTACGACGATTCTAACTGGCGTGAAGAGTACAAGGGTTATACCTCTAGTAGGTATGAACTGGATTTGCTTGAGAATGGTCCTAAGAGTTTATCTCAGTCATGGATGATGGGTGCATTGTATAATAAGTGGAAGAAGATGAAGGGTTATAAAGACCCACCACCACCTGATTGCTCATCCTCACTTAAAGAGTGGGAACAAAGTATCAAAAAATACGATTCCTGACATGTCTACCACAATCAAATTTTCCATTGCACAAGATGGTACTGTTACTGAAACAGTAGAAGGAGTTCAAGGACCACGTTGTGAATCCTTAACAAAAGAGATTGAAGAGAAACTTGGTAACGTTGAATCTAGGATACATACTGGAGAGTATTATACTAAAGTAGAAGATTCTGAACTTGAATCTCTTCTTGATGAATTCACCCATGATTCGGAGTGTGCCTAATGTCTCATTTCACTAAGATTCAAACTAAGTTAAAGGACCGTCCTGCTTTACTTGAAGCTTTAAATCTTCTTGGACATTTTCCTGAAGAAGAAAAGGAACTTAAGGTAAGTGGGTATCATGGTAAAGGACATGAGACTGTTACTGCTGACATAGCAATAACAAAAGACTCTGGTTTTAAATGGAATGATACAACAGGAACCTTTGAATTGGTTGCTGATGTTCAGACATGGGAAATGAATATACCTATTACTAGATTCCTTGATAAACTTACACAGCAGTATGCCAGAATGTTGGTTCATAATACTGTAAGGGATATGGAAGGGTATGAAGTGCAAGAAGAATGGGAGATGGATGATAATAGTATAGAGATAACAGTAAAGAGGTGGGACTAAATAGGAGATACTGATATGAAAATTATGGGATGGAAACCTCCACAGCGACCAGCGTGGGTGAAAGCATATATGAAAATGCCTGGACCTATAAAGGCACAACTTTTACTTCTGACGACATTAACGATTTCTTCGGTTTCGTCTACTGCATTACTAATCTCCAGTCGGGTAGGAAATACATCGGACGTAAATACTTTTCCCAACGTCGTACACCTAGAGGTGGTAAGAGAAGGGTTACGTCTGAGAGTGACTGGAAGAAGTACTATGGAAGCTCTGACGAACTTAAGGCAGATAGAAAGTTACTTGGGAACTCCGCCTTCAAGAGAGAAATCCTATCGCTCCACACCACCAAAGGCCAAGTAAATTTTGAAGAGACCAAACAGTTGTTTCTTCATAATGTATTAACTGAAACGGTTGACGGAAAAACCCCTTTGTATTACAATAGTAATATCTTAGGACGCTATATGCGTAAAGATTATTTTAAACCTGAACAATGAAAATCTTTTTAGACACTGCTGATTGCCAACTAATTTCTAAACACGTTACCACGGGTTTGATTGATGGTGTAACCACCAATCCATCTCTTATTATGAAGAGCCGTAGGAAACCTGATGATGTTTATCAAGAACTCAAGAATATGGGTTTGAATGATATTAGTATGGAAGTGGTTGCAGATAGTGTTATTGAAACTCTTAGGGAGGCACATCGTTTGCATGATCTTTTTGGTGATGTAACAACTATTAAAGTACCTTGTACTCCTGATGGATTAAGAGCATGTCATGAACTTGCTAAAGAAAATATTAAAGTTAATGTAACTCTTATCTTCTCACAAGTACAAGCAATTCTTGCTGCTAAAGCAGGTGCTACATATGTTTCACCATTTGTAGGACGTGTAGATGACAATTCATTTGGTGGTCTATGCCTGGTTAAAGACATTGCTAAGGTATTCCGTGAGCATATGGTAAGAACTGAAGTCTTAGCAGCATCTCTGAGAGGTGTTAGAGATGTTGGTAGAGCATTTGAATATGGTGCAGACATTGTTACTATGCCAGTAGGTGTCTTTGAGAAATGTTATAATCATATTCTCACTGATAAAGGTTTAGAACTGTTTAATAATGATTGGCAGTCCGTTAAAGCGTTAAACAATGCGAATCCATCTTTGGTATAGTAGAGACTTAAAGGTTTGGCGTTGGTGTATCACTGACCGTGACCCTAATTTCCTTAAGGGAGATAGGCAACATACTGGTGAAGAGAAAGAATTGGATGATGCATTAGCAAAAATTAAAGAAATATCCACAAAATGGGTAGGAACAGAAGAACCCAATGCAGGTTGGTTTGGAGCTTAGAAAAATGGTAAGAGTAAGATGCCGTTCATGCGGCAAAGAGGTGGAAGGACATTCTCACCAGACAAAATCTTGTGGTTGTCCTAATATGACCACTGTTACAGGAGATAATATTTCAGCACGTGATATGTCAAAGGTGGTGATGTTGAATAGTGTTGTAAGAAAGGAGAAGGATTCCCTTACTCCTCAGGATTTGGAATGGCAAGAGCAGAGAAGGAAGAGAAAAGTTAGAAAACTTGACTTTGAGGTGCGATAATCTAAAGAGACTATTAAGATTATAGATAATTATACGAGACTATGTTATAGTTTCAAGACATCCACCACCAGAACCCATGATTAACCTCGACCAGAAGTATGAGTCTTACGTAAGAAATGGAGAAAAAAAGTTACGGATAGATGGCATACAAGAGAGGGTCAGGGGTTATGGATACACTGATAATGGTAAGGATATTGATGGATATTATTTGATTACAGACAATTATACTTTATTTTATAATAGAGATGAACAATTTCTAAGAATGGAGGCTCTAGCAGCAATTAAATGATCTATGTAATTGATGATGCAACTTCTCTTGAGCAGAATAAAATTTTTGAAGAGGAGTTTGATAATACTGAGTTAGAATCTATACCTGCTACAGTACCTCATTTTAATCCTGAAGGATATCATCATAGTAAATATGAGAAAGATATTCCTTGTCAAACTTTTGTGTTTGATAGGGATCAGGATAAGTTTGTAAAAAATATAGAAGTGTTTGCTCCTGTCATTAGAGCAATGATTCCTACATTAGGGGATGTTAATGTAGTGGCTTCTAGATTTAATTTGGTTAATCAACCTAGTTCTAAAAATCATACTCCTTTCCATAGAGATTTTTTAAATGATCATTGGGTAGGAGTTTATTATATTAATGATGCAGTAGGAGATACTATTGTATTTGATGATGGAGAGGCCAAATACACTAGTCCTAAGAAAGATCGGTTACTATTTTTTCCAGGACAATTTCATGCAATAGATTTGTTAAAAGAGATTGATAATAGAAAGGTTTATAATTTTGCATTTACAATAAAAAACCCCTGAGGTTTCAGGGGTTTAAGCGTACTATTAAATTTTGCTAAGGTGGATGAGGGTGTGAATATATCCTAGTCAGTTTCATAGTAAGACCTCCTTACAGATACGTTTACAACTTGAGGTGTCATCTTCGCATTCAATCAAGCATTCGTAATAGTCATTGATTTTAGCGTCTTGTTCGTTGAACTGAAATCCTTCTTCTGCGTGACTATTCCATCCTGCAAGTTGATTGTAAGAAACAAACATGATTTTTAAAACCTCCAAATAGACTTAACTAGACCCCATAATAAAGCAGTTTGGTTTCATCTTGTTCCTCCTTTTCTTTCCCTATACTATATAGCATATTTGTGTGCTTTTGACAACAAAAAGGTTACATTTTTTAAACGGGTAAATATACTTGTAAGTAATTACCTAGTAAAATGAAAAAGTATTTCGACAAAGTTGTTGATTGGGATAGAAACCTTGCTAAGAAATTTCAGGATAAGTTTAACTTAACTGATTATCAAATGCTTTGTGTTTCATTTGCTAAAGGTTTTGTAATCGGTGCAATACTCCTCTGATATAATATGGTCAATCAATATCATGATTGGTATTCTGTTAGTAGCAGTATCAATTGTGATATATTGGATCTTTAAGTACGATGATTGGTATCCAAATGAAGTATCTCACGATTCCATTGTTGATGACACTGACGATGTGCACAGCTCCAGTGACTCACCCGTCTCAAGCGATGGAAGTGGAACAGCAACAACCTTATGATGGTATGTTACCGGATAATTCACAGACAATTAATAATTGGATACAGCATATGAAGCGGTGGGAATTAGATCAGAAGATGAGGGATCCCGATTTCGATATAAATAGAGCACTTGAGGAATTTTTCAATGGGAGCGATGACCCCACCGAGCAGGAAGAGCTGCTACAATTTCAGAGTAGTGAAGATTAATCGTGTTGTTGACGGCGATACTATTGATGTCACCATTGATCTTGGGTTTGACTTATACAAG